CGCCTTCCAACAAAGCAATAGGGTTGAAGGATCATATTATGATGACGTATTTCGTTTTTAAATAACATTTTTCATGTGATTTAAAAATGAAGATCTAATTAATTATTTTTAATAGCAAATACAAAATTGATTTGTATGCTTAGTTAGAGAAGGCAAGACCACCCATACCGGACTGGATGCGGAGGACGTTGTAGTTAACCGCGAACATGTGCATGGTGGTGGAGGCGATACCAGAGGGGATGGTGACAGCAACCTGCGCGTTATCAATGCGCGAGAAGTTGCAAGTGCCGGTAGGCTGGTGCTCCTCGGGCTTGAGCGCGAAAGAGTACGAGTACACACCGGGGTAGGGGCAACCAGAGTGATGGTTGTAGCTCTGGACTTGGTTGAAGTACTTGCCCTTCTGAGCCTTGAACCTGTCCTGACCGTTGAGGACAAGCTTGAAGTCGGTGAGAGGACCAGCCCACTCCTCGGTGAACTTGTCCAACGAAGCGCCCTCACCGCAGGCAAGGAGGGGAACGCCGGTACCCTGGGTGATGGGCACGTAGCAGTTACCGGAAGCCTCAGTCTGGGCATCAGACTCAAGGATAATGTCGGTAGCACCGGGGTACTTGGAGAAGTTCCAAAGAGAGGTGGCAGCGTTCGCGGTCGCGGGGTCGTTGAAACACCACACGAGCTCCTTAACGGGGTGGTTGAAGGAGAGGCGCTTGTTGGAAGTTGTACCCGCGGTGACGGTGTCCGAACCAGTGTGCTGAACCTGCTCAATGAGGTACTCGTGACCCTTCTGGGCAAATCGCCTACGCTCCTCAGTGTCGAGGTACACGTAATTAGCGTAAACCTTGAAGGTGGTAGCGGTATAGCTGCCGAAATCGGAAGTTAAATCGAAATCGATGCGCACCTCATGGTACTGCAGAGCAATTAGTGGGAGGAAAAGTCCGGGATTGCGGTTAAAGAAAAAGACTAGGGGCAAATAGACAGTCTTGCCAGTGGTGGCAGTGGTCATCTTACCCCAGGTAGCCTTCTTGGACTCATCGAGGTAGAGCTCGGAGTAAAGCCTCCACCAACGCTGGTAGGTCTTGTCAATTCTTTGACCACCGATTGATAATTCTGCGCTGGAAATTGCACGCTCAGCCACCCAGCAAGCATCATCACCCTCGGAGGTGCGGGAGTTCGCCGCGGCGGACTCAAGCTCGACGTACATGTCGCCGACAAGATCACCGTTACGGGCGACAGTGACGGAGACGCGACCAGACGCAGCGGGGGTACCGTTGACAGTCTGCTCGATGTTCTCCATCGCGAAGTTAGTGTGGCGCTTGTAAACCGCCTGGAAGAAAGTTACCTTAGGGTTGCCAGTCAGATAGACATCCTGGGCACCATAAGCCACGAGTTGCATAAGACCACCGGCCATTTTGAGAGTTGTTGTACTATACACAGAGAAAAAAAATTGGGGTTAACGCGGCATTTTTCATTTTGATTTTTCTCAGTGTAGGTTAAATGTCATCACGTCCTGAGCAAGAAGAACCTATAGAGGAAATTGAAGAAGGTGAAATTATGTCAGAGGAGGAGGAGTTTGAGGATGAGGATGAGGATGAGGAAATTCTCCTAAGTGATGACGAATATGAAATTAACGACGATGACGATGAGGACAACATGGACATCGCAGGTCTCATGACTTCTCTCCTTGCTACCCCTGATGGAGATACTGTGTGCTCCGCCATCGTCAATCTTTGTTTCCAACTTGAGACTCAAAATAAAATTCTAATTAAAATGCTTTCTCGAATGCACCCCCAAAAATCAGCTTAGAAAGAAAAATCGTAGTCTATTAAATTAGAGAATGGAGCATACCCATTTCATTGACAAGGATCCAAATAAGTATGAAGCACTAGTTGAGCTTCAGAAAGAACACATTCAGTCAATGAAAGAAGAACAGGTCTATACTACTTTGGATAAGTTTGAAAATGCGTGGTATCTGAAGACTAACGACTTTAGAAATGCCCGTGAATTGGGTTATCGTCAATTTGTTCATTCTGACAACTTTGACGAATTTGGAAATCCAAACCCGAGTCAAATTGATGTCCTTGCCATTAAGGGTATCCGGGATAAGCAGCGAACTTATCTAATCAATCTAAAAAATCACGCCAGGGACCTGAAGATTCACAAAAAAGAACCTAATGACGATGGTATGACTATTGTGAGAAGGATTAATAATGTATTGAAGCAGCTAAGTGATGGATATGAAAATATCCGTCGTCACTACACATCATTTGAACGTGTAGATAACCCTACTGCTTTACCACAGTTTAGCGCTTCTGGAGATCCCTCCACAATGGATGAAGAAGAAGTTGAAAGTTCAACTCCGTATCAGAAATGCCTCTTGTATTCTCTGGATCAAACATACAAATCTGGATACAGACGGTACAAGGGACAGTGTTGTGAAGAGACTCGTACAATTGAAGGACATAGAACTCGTGCATGGCAACCCAAGTTTACCATTGAACAGTTTGTTTACTCTCTTTCGCAAAAAGATGACGACTTTGCTATGTGGAAGAACTTCACAAGTCGTGGCAATGTCTACAGAGATGTTGTTGATAATATGAACAAATGCATAGATGCTCAGTTTCCAGAGATTACTAAGCGTAGACATGTTTGGAGTTTCAGAAATGGTGTATTTGTCGGTAAGGAGTGGCTCCCTGATCAAGGTGTATATGATTGTCGCTTTTACCCATATGAAAGTGCTGAGTTTAGATGCTTAGATCCCACTATTATTGCGTGCAAGTACTTTGATCAGCAATTTGACGACTTTTCACACATTAAGAAGTGGCAAGATATTCCCACACCATTTTTTGATTCAGTTCTGAAGTATCAAAAGTTTGACACAGATGTATGTGACTGGGCATATGTCATGGGTGGACGTCTTTGCTTTGACGTGGGCGAGTTGGATGCGTGGCAAGTTATTCCATTCTTCAAGGGTATTGCGAGGTCTGGTAAGAGTACGTTAATTACAAAAGTTTTCAAGAAGTTCTATGAGAACGAGGACGTTGGAACACTCTCAAACAACATTGAGAAGAAGTTCGGTCTCTCTGCCATCAAAGATTCTTTCATGTTCATCGCACCAGAGGTGAAAGGTGATCTCGCCCTTGAACAGGCAGAGTTTCAGTCTATGGTATCAGGTGAAGATGTCTCTGTGGCTGTGAAGAATAAGACTGCTGTGTCTATTGAATGGACGACACCAGGTGTGCTTGGTGGTAATGAAGTTCCTAATTGGAAGGATAACTCAGGATCTGTGCTTCGTCGTATTCTCGCGTGGAACTTTGCGAAGCAGGTGAAGGAAGCAGATCCCCAACTCGATGAGAAGCTGAACAATGAACTTCCTATTATTCTTCTCAAGTGTGTGAGAGCTTATATTGACTACTCTAATAAGTACAGGAATAAGGATATCTGGAATGTTGTACCGGAGTACTTCAAGAAGATTCAAAAGCAAGTCGCGATGGTGGCGAGCTCCCTCCACAACTTCTTGGAGAGCACTCTAATCAAGTACGACAAGGATCTCTTTGTCCCTCAGAAGCTATTTGTACAGGTGTTCAACCAACATTGTCAGGCAAACAACTTGGGAAGACATAAGTTTACACAGGATTTCTATGCTGGTCCTTTCAGCTCCAGAGAGATTGAGGTCAGGGAGGAAGTTGTGACATATAATGGTCGTACATACCCAAGGCAGCCGGTAGTCTACGGTCTTGATGTAGTTGACGAGAGTCTCGGTTTCACAGACGACTACTAAAAAAAATACTACTAATTAGTAATAATGAGCCAACAGCTCAAAGAATTTGTGAAACAGTCGGGTGTAGAGTTACGCCCTTCTGCCAATACAAGTTCGGTTGCGTCATATAACAGCAACAATAACAACAACTTCGCCAGAGAGCTTGAAGCTAATATGTTAAAAAGACAAGAGTTCCCAAATCGCCTTGAAAAAAACATGATGAGTAATGCTAATTATAATGAATTTTCCGACGCAGTTGATTCAAACTGGAATAGCAACGCAAACTATAACAAACTTCCAAATGAAAACAAAAAAATGATTAACAATGTACTCAGAGAGTTTGAACCACCCATTCCAGCCCCCTCCACTAACATTGCAGGAAGATTTCCAGTTACTCAACCCTTACAACTCGCTTTCAGTAAGTTAAATCCAGGTATGTTCAACGCTACAGTAAATAAGGAGTTCCCCCAACAGGGTGATCTCATTGATCTTAAAAAAATACTTATGAAGGTTCCTCAAGCAAGAACCTCTATCGGTGAGGGTCTTTATCTGGATACCACACAAATTATAGGTAGGTTTGGTGCGATGAGGGAGGGTTTCTCTCATACACGCGAGTATGGAAAGCAGGGTGATATTAAAAAGAACTTCTTTACAGTTCAGATAAAGGTTACCGTTTCTAATGGCACCGAAGCGAAGGGTGGTACCGTGAACATTTACAAGAATGGTAAGATTCGCTTCTCCGGTGGCTTTATCGGTACTAATATTGCAAATCAACCTGAACTCATAAGGCGTTACATCGTTAACACATATACCGATAAGGAAGCTTATTTGTACAACCCCTTCGAGTACAATAATCTCAGTGGTCAATTTAGATTTAATGGTAATTTTAAAGCTTTATCTTCTATTGCTGGCAAATCCAGAATGTATGCTTCATCCGGTGTAACTAAATTAAGCTACGAACCCGAACTTTCCCCCTTTATGTACGTAAATTACAAGGGACATAAATATAACTTTTCTGAATCTGGAAATGTTCAGATTTCTGGTTCTCCAAGCCCAGCTGATATGCTCGTTGCTTACAATGATGCCATAGCTCTCATTAAGCTTATGAATACCAACGGTGATGTTGAAATTACCGGACAGGTTCCTAAGGAACTCACTAAGGGTGCACCTAAAAAGAGGGGTCCTAAGAAGAAAATTGGACCCCGTACCCCAGTTAAAAAGACTAAGACTGAACCAAAGAAAAAGCGCAATTCGGTTTTCAATATTCAGATTAATGGTATTCAATGTATGCGTTTCTCTAAAGAACAACTCACTGATCTCGCTAAGAAATTAGGTGTTGTGGGTATCACTAAGAGTACTAAAAAGGAAGATCTTTGTAAGAAGATTAATGCTGTCGTCAACAAAAATAGCGCTACCATTAAAAACAAGGGTAAAAACGTTAAGCTTTCCGGTGCTAACAAAGACTTCAAGCTTGGTAAAACCAAATGTAAGACTTATGGTACTAAGGAGGATCTAATTAGGGTTGCTAAGATTATGAAAATTGATATCACTCCCAAAGAAACCAAGGATACTCTCTGTAAGAAAATCGAGAAAGCTCGTAACATGATGATTGCGCCAAAGCCAAAGCCCCCTACTCCCCCACCAAAGAAGGTTGTAAGGCAACAAAAGGCACAAGAAAAGAAGAATGTTAAGGCTACACAAGTTATGACAAAGAGGGGTATGAATAATGCTTCTATCCGTAAGGATCTTATTAAACTTTACGGTAAGAGGTGGATGGATAGATACAAGCCTTCTCTCAACAATGATATTCGTGAAGTGCGTAGTCGCATAGCTAAGATGTCTGGTGGTAACAAAACAGGTATTCCCTTCAAGAAGAATGTGGATGATGTTAAAAAGAGTTTGGTAAGTAAGTGGAAGAGGGAGCGTGTGCGCAATCTTGAGAAGAAGTATGTCATGAACTCACTCAATACAGGTGGTATACCACGCCCATTTGTCAATGCATACAAGGCTGCAGCGACTAAATATGTCTTGATACATAGCCCAACTAAGACTCAATTAGCTAAATACAAAAAGTCATGGTTAAGTAACGCCATGAACACTAAGAATGCCTCACCAAAACCCGTGTACCAGGTTAAGGCTAAGAGAGAGACTTTGTAAACTTAAAGGTTTAGATGCGAATAATATATAATGAACGAATACCAAAAGTTCTGTGTAGACGAGGCGGAATATCATCTACAGAGAGCCCGAGAGTTACTAACAGACGGTCTACGCAATGCTAAAAAGTATCACGATGATACCAAGGAGTTTTATAAAATATTAGCGAAGGTTCTACCCTTCATGGTGTGGATACAACACAACGAATCTCTACATCACGACCTGGAAACGGAGGGAAATTTATCAAATACGCCTTCTTCAAGCCAGTCAGATTCAAGTAGTTACGAGCTTGAATCTCATTCTGATCACTGAGAGTTCTAATAGTTTTAAACTCTAATATGATTTCGTTATTAAGTATCATATCAATTCTTAAATTTCCAATTACATGATCCTTGAAAGGAATTGTAACTATACGTTCAGTTTCATAAGGAATACCCGCTTTACGTAGTAAAACTTCCATACCATTATGGTATACACGCTCGGAATACCCGGGTCCGAGTGTGTATACTTCTTCAGCTAGAGCAAAAACTTCGTGTCCCTCTAACATTACTTTACTTTTTCACTTTGGCTTTAACAATCTTATTTCTCAAATTGTTTGTGAGATTGTAACCAGTCATATTTTTGAATGCATTCTTGTTACCAGCAGCGGCTGCAGCCCTTGCCATGGTGGCTGAAGGTGCAGTGTTAGAACGAGGCACAGCAACCTTCTTGAATGGGAGAAATTTGAAACTATTTTGACGATTAGCACCTACAACCATAATTGAGTTTTGGTTGAAATTTTCGGTAATCTTGGCTATACTGCGATTCTTTGCAGAACTCACGATTGTGACATTTGGAAACCACCTCTTGAGAATTCTCATTTTGTTCTCTACGGGGAGGGGATTCTTAGTGTTACCTGTAGAGTGTGACACCACAACAACTGGGGTCTTATTTGACTTACGAGCAGTCTCTATGACCTGTTCAATCATGAGTCGGTGACCCTTATGGGGTGGATTGAAACGACCATATGTGAATACCACAGACTTCATAGTATATTATAATATTATAAATCTAATTTACCCATATAAGTTAATACAATCCACACAGTACCAACACCTAATGCACACATACCAGCGAAACCACTGAAAAGCATTATATTTTTTGTACCTTGTGGCATAAGACCTAATGTACCACCCAAAGCTGACATACTTCCAATTGATGTGATTGCGAAACCGAGTAGGTATAGAAGTAGACGCACTGTATCATCAAGAAACAATGCAGGTAAGACGTATACAACACCTGATAGTCCAGAAATACCATGAACACCACCAATTACATATGCACTTGTGGGGCTATCTGTAAATGTATCACCCATTCTCCAACGCCTAAACCTGGACCATAATGTATTAGATGTTGTAATTGAATTTTCGTCATCATTTTCATTGACATGACGATGTGTGAAATTGTATTCATGAGCTTCTACATGTGCCTCTGAATTACCCAATATAGGTAGAGGACAACCATCAGCTGGGTGTAATCTTGAGTGATTCGTCTCTATATCACGTAGGTGTAAAAGTTGTCTTTGGCGACGCTTATGCCATCTGTATAATGAAAAGAGAGCAACGGATCCAATTAGAATCATCATAGAACCAACAATGTAATCACTCACTATTCCAACTTCATCCATGGGAATATCGTCCCTAAATGTCATAAAAATTGCAGTCATGAAAGTGAGACCTATTGTGTGTCCAAGCCCCCATCTAAAACCCTGCATAGCAGACTTCTTACAAAGCTGCCATTTATTAGTGGTATCACAAATTTGTTCATGTCTCTTAACACCCGCGACAAGTAGTACGAGAGCACTCACATGATCGGGTCCCAATACCACATGAGTAACACCCATTAACATCGCGATACAAAATGAGTACCACACGGGATATGTATCGAGATCTGTTACATCAACCATTTGCTTAAAGATGTGAATTATCTTTAAATAAATAATGGGTATTCACAATTTCCCATCTAATTTTGTATATTGGGAAAAGGTAGAAGATCACGAAGATATCAAGAAAATGTTTTTAGATCAAATTAAAAGTATTGGAAATAATACTAAAGATAATAAACAAGGAATAGTAAATGGATCTACAAGTTATGGTATAGAAGATTGTACTTTATTAAACTTATTAGAAAACTATGAAGGTATTGCAAACAAAGTAGTATGGAAACCGATTAACGAAGCAATTAGACAACTAAATTCAAATCGTAGTGGAAATCCAATTACTATAAAAAAATCATTGATAGACAGTACATGGTTTAGCGAATACAAAGAAGGTGGTTGTTTTGAATATCATATACATAATAATTCATACAAACCATATAATATAAACGGGAGACAGTACACTCCTTCTTTTTCATTAATTTACATATTACGGGATGAAGATCAACCTAATACAACTTCTTTTAGGAATCCATTTTCTATGTATGTATCAACCGAAGACAACTTTGAAAGTGAATTTGATACTAGACATGAAAGTGAAATAAAAGAAGGTACTGTATTAGTATTTCCAGCAACTCTGTATCACAATGTTAGAGAAATACAAACACCTAACAGGATCACTGTAGCTATAAATGTGTATAGTTGTCACTCATAAGGATATTTGTGAACCCATACATTACATATCCACTTCTCCCCAGACTTTACTGGAAGTCCTCCATGTAAAGCCCTGGAATTTATCATTTCGTAGTTGTCCAACGTGTGAAAGAAGAGGGCATCACCCTTCTTCAACTTGTATTTGTTTTTGATATTTGGAAACTCGGTTTCACCTTCTTCATAGTCATCATTAAGTGCGAGAATTACAGTATACATTCTTTTGTTACCTTTTGGAAAGGCATCTTGGTGAAGACGATAAAATCCACCCGGTCTATAACGCACTACCTGTAACTTTTCACAGTTAGCAATGGGTCTATCCGTCAAAGATGTGCATTTTTTAACAACTCCGTTTACTACTGGATCTTCGAGATCTAACCACGCGGTGTCGCTATCTCTGATAGTTTTATCAGTTGTCTTGTTTTGATCAATAGTAGATACTTCAAACTTACTTTCAACCTCCTTTTTGATATGATCAATCTCTTCATCTGAAATAAAATTAGGTATCACTTGTGGTTTTTTATATTTTGGAATGAGGAACCAAACCAAAATTATAATGACCAGCAACAAAATCATATTATAATTAATGAAGATAAATATTTTGGGGATGAATACAAGTATATCGCTTACGTATAGTTTCAAGAACCCCATTGGCGTATTCTATCAATTTTTTACAGATGTCTATAATTTCAGTGTATCTTTCTGGTTCAAGTGCATACTGTCGTAATAGATCTCCACCCGTATCTATAACCATTCTAAAAATATTATTTACATCTCTGAATCTCTCCCTCTGTTTGTCACGTCTCTGTATTTCCTTTTTGAAAAAATGTTCATTGATTTCATTAAGCATGTAACCTACTCTAAGATACCTGTTACCATGATCATATAGGTCACCATAACGATAAGCTATCTCTCTATCAAGGAAGTTCAATGTATTAGCAAATCGCGTGATATTATTAGGTGCATTCATCTCACGAAGTTCCCTAAACGTTGGTATTCCACCACATGGAATATCCCCATGTTCTCTCGAAGAAATACGTTCCCTCCTAAACTCTACATAGTGAGGATTATGGATTCTACCCATTTCTATTTTTCCAGATACCCAATCAAAAGCTGTGTGACAATCCGGACACCACATTTGCCTACACCCAGATAGTTTCTGAATCATAGTTCCACATTTTGGACATGGTTTAGTATCCTTCTTCAGAAGTTCCATAGTTTTAACTGCATCTGGATCGCATTTATGATCAGTAGTAATCTTTTCATTACAATGTTCACAAAAATGATTATCACATAGACCACAGAACCACTCTTCATTCATAAAACCTTTACATTCTTCAGTTGGACATTTACGAATAAATTTTTTGGGTTCATCACCATCTACAATCTCACCACCATTACGAAGTCTCGAGAGTTCTCTGTATGTTTCTTCCATCTCTGCCCTTAATTCCTGTACAGGTTCAGGTATTTCATTCATGACAGTGAGGTGTCCCGTACCAAATATTTTATAAACTCTATACAATTCTATTAGTCTTCCTCTCTGTACGTTTATAACTTTGTGTAATTTTCTCACAGCCTTAATCCTCTCAACCTCTGGTTGCGTTGAAGGCATTTGTACCTTTTCCCTTTCAAATAGGACATTTTCTCTGTGACGACGAAGTTCTGTGTTGCGGAAATACCTTGTGCAAAATGAGTCAACAAACTCTCTATTCCACATGTTCTTACATCCCATACAATGTGGGTCATCTGTTATAGAAAGAAGGTATTTCTGTGAACAAGACCTACAACAGTCTAAATCACAGAAGGGACAATCAACCTTTTTGTGATTTATTTTGTTGAACTTTTCGCAACACACATCACAATTTCCCATTAATAAGAAATTGCTTTAAGTCTTTAACTATTTACGACGACGGGTAGCTTGTTGCTTTTTCTGAGTCGCCTTTACACCTTGACCAGTAGCCTTGGCGAGTTTCTTATTCTGTTTTCGTAATACAGCCTTGGCGTTCTTTTTCTTTTGTCTTTCAAGCATTGCTAAACGACGCCTCTCCGTCTCACTGCGGACAGACTGAGCTTCGGATCTCTTTCGGGCTTCCATATTAGATTTAGACTTGGCTAAAGCCCTTTCAGATTCAGCCTTCTTCTTGGCTACCTCCTCCCTCTTCTTGGCTTCCACGTAGGCATTACTCTTTTTCATAACATTATTGAATGCAGCCTTTTTCTTTTCCTCTACCCCCCTAATCTTGGCTCTCTCACCCTTTTCCTTCATCTGTCTATTCTTCTTAGCCTTCTTGACAGATACACCACGGCGTGCTGCCTCTTCTTGATTACGCTTTCTCTCACTCAATGTAAACAATGGATTATTAGTGGCTGGAACCTTGTTGTTCTTTGGTGCGAACAGAGGATTACTATTTGGTTTGGATGCGGCTAAACCCTTTTCAGAGTTTCTCTTACGAGCATTTCGTAAAATGGCACTCGCGGTGTTACCCTTATTAAGCCTCTTGATGAACTCTGTTCTATTAGCCCTGTTAAGAGCCTTGAGAGTAGAGAGAGACTTGGACAAATCACCCTTGGCTTTTCCTTCCCTCATCTTCTTAGCCCTCTCCTCTCCGAGCTTCTTTTGTTCCTCAACCTTCCTTTGCTGAGCTTCCTTTTGTTCCATATCCTGTGCACGGCGCTTAAACCCTCTATCAATAGTTTGTTTAACATTAGTCCATACCTTGTCACCATCTTCAAGTAGATCTATGTATTGCGCTCTCATTTTACCGTCATTGCGGCGTTGCAAATCAGCTATAACCTTATTTCTCAATAGCTTACGTTCCTGAATTTCCTTAATTAGGGGTTTTGTACTAGACATACCACGACCACGGGCTAAGAATGCTTCACGTCTCTTACCACCTATACCAAATCCAACAAACTTTCTCACAGTTTCAAGGAGTTCCTTATCAACACCCCTATCATTCTTACCACGAGAGAGGTTCTTGACATTACCTCCAGCATTAAAGAGTCTGGAAGCTTCTGCGGCTGCATCGTTATTTTCTTCAGCCTTCTTTGCACCCATTTTACGAGCTTCGTCAAATAACCTCTTATTCTTAGTCTTATTCCATTTCTCCATGAAATCCTTTACATCCTGCTTAGTTAAACCGTTAATCCTACGGAACTTATCTTCAACACCCTTTCTTATGAGGTCAGCTTTTCCTACACTCTCCGTATTTCTCTTATTCTTCTCCTCCTTCTGCTTAGCTGCAGTCTTCCTTTCCTGATTGAGCTTCTTAGCATTGGCTAAGACCTTCTCAGGACCATTGGTTGGAAGACGCTTCAT